TCTCCTCTTAATGGTGTTAATGTACTTCCATTTTCTTCGAATTTGCTTAATATAGTTGGCATAATTTAAAATTTAAAGTTAAACATTTATTATAAATATGTTACTGAATTGGAAATGCGCTTAGACCCGCAACCGTACCAATTTCAATAGAATCTAAATTAACTTTTGGAGTTGGAGTTGGTCTATTAAGTGCCGCCCTTAATAGCCTATTAGTTTCAGCCATTCCCTGACCTGCACCCTCTTGTCTTATATTAGGTGATACCGCAACTCCATCACCTCTAGTTGTAATAACAGTAGAACCAAAAGGTTTAGATGTATCTGTAATAGCATAAGGACCACCTGGTGGTAAAGTACCATCACCCATAGTAGCAAAACCGGCTAAAGTACCTACAGCTGCTGCCGTTAATGCAATACCAGTTAAAATTGAGGGAGTTGCAGTACCTAGTGTAAATGCAATTGCTGCAGCGGCTGCGGCAGCTGCTACACCTAAAAGTAATGGTCCTAATAAACCAGCTATATCTGCCATTTTTTGCATTGCTATTGCTTGCTTTTCTTGTAATGATAGAGCCTTGGCTTGGTTTTCCGCTTCTTGTGCATCTCGAGCTAACTCTTCATCCCTTTGAGTAGCTAAAGCCTCACCATTTAAAACTTGATTAGCCAATTGATCCGCTGATAGGCCTAAAGCTCCCGCTAAAGCTTGTTGTTGTATAACATTCATGCCCTGTAGTGCTTCTAAACTACCTGCTTCTCTAACAAGCTCTCTCATTAAACCTTCTTGGTCTCCTGCTAGTGCTGCTTGTCTTGCCGCTTCTAAATTTAAATCTCTACCTATTAATAACTCAGCTTCTAATTCTTTTGCTATTGATTCTTCAAAATCTAAAAGTTGACCAGCTGCACCCGATATAGCATCCATTTCAACTCCTAATGATTTTGCAACTGATACAGCTTTAGCTAACCCTCCCGGAAATTTAGAAATATTTACTCTGGCTAAACCAGTTATTTTATTAGCCTCATCTAAAACATCCTTAAGATTTAATCTTATACCTAATTCTTTTTCTGCAGCTATTACAGAAGCTATTTGTTGATCTTCTAATTCTTCAAATGATTTTCCAGTAGCCATTGCTAACGTACCCATGTTACCAACTGCTTCTTCCGATAGTTTTAATCTTTTTAAAGTTTCGGCAGCTGCTAATCTAGTTTCATTATCAAATGTTAAAGCTACACCTCCTAAACCTTTATTTAAAGCACTTACAGCTTCTAATTGTTCATCTAAAGTAACACCAAATGTACCACTAGCTAAACCAGCTAATGTCATTTCTGTTTTTAAATCACTAGCTTGATCTTTTGATAAGCTAAGATTTCTGGACATGTCAACAATTTTCTGATCAGTGTCTAAAAATTTATTAAATGCCTTTCCTGCTATAGCAAATAAAGCTCCCGCTGCTAATGCCCCTTTATCTAAATTTTTGATTAAATTGCCAGAAACAACCTTCATTTTATCAAATTCGGAGGCATTATCACCCATACTAGCCAACATCTTTTTAGATGAGGCATTAGCTTTTTCTAAATCAAAAAACTTATTTAAACTTCCTGCTCCAATTTTATCTAAAACTCCTGATATTGCTTTAGAATACTTTCCAACTAATCCTAATTGTTTTTCCTGTTCTTGAGCCTGTTCCTCTAATTTAGCTAATTTTTCTTCTTCTAATTTTAAAGATGCAACACCTGCTTCTGCTGCTTCAAAATCAATTTCTAATCCTTCTCTTTTAGCATTTTCAATTTTATCCTCTAGATCTAATCTTCTTCTTTCTATTGATTCAAGTTTAGATTGGGCTTTTCCAGTAGCTAAAGTACCCTTTTCTACTTGCCTTTGAAACTCGGCTATATCTGATATGTCTTTTCTATTGCTTTGTAGTGCTCTACCAATATCTTTTTCATATTGTCTTGTAAGAGCTTCAAGTTTTTTCTTTTGGTCATCAACACCTCTTCCAAAACCATTTTGAAAATTAACTGCAAGTGAAGTTAAAGTAGAATCTAATGCAAGAAGTACTTCTTTAAACTCAACTGCTTCTTGTTTTGATTTTTTTATTTCGTCTCCTAAAGCCATAAAGGTGTTTTATGATAAATATTTAAAAATAAAATTTTATTTATATGAAGAACGTTTTAAAAACTTTTTAGGGTTTTTTTGGTTAAATTTAGGAGCTGACACCTTACCTGTATTTGGGTCTAATAAATTTTTAGAACCTTTACCTTTTTGAGCTTGTTGCATTTTTTTATTTGCTTCTTTATTATATGTGTCAATTTGGTGAAAGGTAAAGTTTCTTAGCCAAATTGGCATATTATATATTGTATACCAATCATATCCTCCATTACCATGAAAGACTATATTGTGTATTTGAGTAAATAAATTTTTTCTGTATTCTTGGGCTCTATCCAAGGTCAGGCCAAAAAAGCGATAATCCAATTGGTATTGCTCTCCTGTTACTTGATCCAGGGGGAAAAAAAGTCAGATCTATGTCTGGTTGTACTTCTTTTATATACTCCCTTAATGCCCTGGAGTCTCGGGCTAGCAAATAATTATCTACAAATTCTCGTATTTGTTTAGTTTCTGTCTGCCCCTCAACACTTGTAATCATGTATTTCAATCTAGTTGTTAAAGTTGAATCAGAATCTGCATTTATTTTTTGTAAACTTTTAACCTCCCTAGATATTTTCATTTCATCACCATGAGTTAATAGTTTAAATGTAATTTTATTTTTAGATGATGGTAGGGTATATTCAAAATTATTACCATTAGCCCAAAGTTTTTCATCAATGTTTACAAATTCTAATTTGGATAAATCTACTAATTGTTTTTCTCCATTATATTCAAATTCATAATTACCTCCATATCCTAATACTCTAGCGGCAATCATTAATGCATTTTTATCTCCTATTAATAAATCATCATAATTAAATTTAGTAACTAAAAGAGATTTAAATAGTTTATCTAATACAATTCCTTTTTTAATGTATGAGGAATTAGATAAAATATCTTCTTCTTTAGCAGTCATATATTTAATTTCAATTTTACCTTCAGATAAAGGACTATCTTTTGGATACAATAAACCTTTTGATGGTAAGTCTATTACTTCAGTGGGTAATTTAAATTCAGCCATAATCTTAATTTAAGTATAACGTTTGTTTATTATACATATGTAATATAAAAAAAAGCTTGACCAAAGCCAAGCTATTTTTTAAAGAGGGTAGATAAATATCTCTTAGAAATTTAACACACAATAATCAGGTTGTACTGTCATTGTTAATTCTTGGGCTGTATCTTCCGTATCCCAATTATAATCTCCAAATGAAGCTTCAGTAATGAATGCTCCTTTAATAATCCATTCGGAAACTATATCACCTACAGGTCCTAATACATTTACAGTAAGATCTTTTTTATAGAAATCAGAGTAACCATCTCTACCAGTTACTGATTCGTGATGTAATCTTACCCACTCCATTACTGCTTGAGCTCCTGATGGAGTAATTGGGTCAAATAATGTAAAGTCTATGGTATTCCATACTGTTTTACCTTTTACATATCTTTGAACGTTAATATGATTTAAAGGAACTGAACCTTGACTTACAGAAACAGCTGATACACCTTTCATAATGTATGAAGGAAAACCATCTACAAATAAGATAAATCTGTTAGCTTGTTTTGGCTCAAAAGCTGTGAAAAATATTTCGTTCGGATTTAATACTGCCATTTTATATCTTTATTTTATTATAAATATTTATATTTCAAATTTTTATGCTGGGAATGTTGCACCAGTAGGTAATACATTGAAATCTAATATAATAAATTCAGCTGTTTTAGTTGGTTGTAGGAATATTTGACCTATCAACTCGTTTCTATCTATCACATCTGGTGTATTATTTGACTCATCCATTACTACTTTAAATGCATACAATCCTTGTCTTTGTTGTACACTTTCTAAATAAGGGTTAACTTGTGTTAAGAAATTTTGTCTTGTTGCAATTGTATTTTGTTCAAATACTAAATTATCTGCAATTTGAGATATAAAATCTTTTAACGCAATTAACAATCTTCTTACATTTACTCTATCTAACGCAGTTGCTGCTTTTTGTAATGTTTTCTGACCAAATACTACAACTCCTGTTTGTGGGAATGTAGCTATTGGATTAACATTACCTTCATATAAAGTATCTCTATTAGTAGAAGTTAATTTTCTTTCAGCTCTAACTACTTGACCTAATCCTCCTCTAGTTATACCTGCAGGTGCAAACCAAGGATCACTTGAAGCATCTGTAAACGCATAAACACCAGGAATCATAGTTGAAGCAGGTACATATACTAATTGAGCTGTATTTGGATCTACTGTTTGAACCCAAGGCCAATAAGCAGCTGCATAACTCGTATCAAGCCCAGAAGCTTGTGCAGTTACTGTATTAATTGGTTGGTTATAATCTACTAAATCCATTACAAAAATAGCATCACCTCTAGCAATTGTATTATTACTTATACTTGTAATTTGAGAAGCATAAGATTGATTAGTTAAACCAGGTGCTGATATTACGTTGTATTGATAATCATCTTGGTTAGCTAATAAAGCAATTGCATTAGTATAATCACTACCTCTTAATCCTTGTGTATTTGTAGAATTAATATTTTGATAGAAATTAGCAGGTACTCTATTTGCTGGTTGGTCAGTTGGGACATTTAATCCATTACCACCACCAAATGAACCCGAACAAACTGCAGGTAAAGATCCTGTAAATTCATCTTTTGCAGTTCCATCATTGTTAAAGTAATTAGGTGTAGAATAATTTACTGCTTTTACTCTTACATAATTAGAAATATTAGGGAATGAACCTGATTCTTGTAAGAATGTATCACTTCCTTCTGTTACTAACGTAGTAGAAACATCACCAATTGCTCTTGAGATATAATTAGCTGCTAATGGATCTAGAGAAATATTATTATATTGTTCTAATATTACTTTTTGATTATTAGTATCATCTCCTCTTCTAATTAATAGTGAAAACACACCAGAAGCGGAATTAACACTTGCAATTTCATATCTTAAATTATCAAAGCTACCTGATATTAGGGCTCCATTTCCATTTACTACATTGTTATCTGTTTCAGATTGTTGGATTGCACTATTCATAATAGCACCTTCGGATATTGTTTCAAGAACAAATGGGCTTAATCCTGTAGTAGGTCCCTGTGAACCTGTAGGAATACCAAATGCTGCTACAGTTCCCGTTTGTTCAGCGGCTGCCGAACTTGTAGCTGGTGTCCAATCTTGAGTTGTACTACCACTTACTACACGTGTTACTAATAATGAATTACCGCCATTTTGGAAATAATTGTTAGCGGCTACGGAAGTTAAGTAGCTAAATTCATTAGAACCACTCTGTAACTTATCACCAAATATTGCTTGGAAAGAACTATATGAACTAACTAAAGTTGGTTGTTCAATAGGTCCTTTTACTGTAGGTCCAATAATAGCTGCTCCTCTTTCTACTGGTCGAGCTGTTACAAAAGATGAATCATTTTCTCTTGCTAATACTCCTGGAGATATTAATGTTTCTGCCATTTTTGTATATTATTTTTAATATTGTTTTATTATAAATATTAAAAAACCTTTCAAAAAACTATTTTACTAAAGTAAATTCTCCAGTTTCTAGGTTAATGTTACCATCACCGTATTTTTCCTGGAGTTTTTCCGCTGTAGATTTAGATTCTTCTTGCAATTCAGCTAACTTTTCTAGTATAACCCCTCTTTGTCCTTCTAAAATTGCTCTTTGAACATCTACTTGACCTAATTGCAATACAATTTGGTCATTTTTTACTTTAAATTCCTTGAGTTTTTCCAACTCTTCTTTTGATAACTTGATTACGTCACTCATAATGTAATTTATTTATAAATATGATTAAAAAATTTTAAATTAAATATTGTTTTATTTCTTTATATACTCTTTCTGGTGTTATTGATTTTTGACAAATGTGTTGTAGTTCTGTTCCCTCATTTTCAGGGCACCAATCCCAATTACCAGGGTCAAATGTAAATTCTTCCTTATTCCAACAACCATTACAAACATCTAAATTTTGAATTCTAGTAATATTATTAGTAAATTCATGATTTTTATCTGCAAAACCATTTATCATAAATGTATGTTTATTTAATGCCCAATTAACCCAAGATAAACCTGATCCTAGTCCTACAAATAGATCTGCATGGTAAAGATAGTTAAATAATTCATCCCAAGGTAAA